CAAGACAATGATACTTGGAAAGAAGTTATCAATAAGGTAGCTAAACAGTTAAATGGGACTTGGTGATTGGTTAATGGCATCTGGTGATGCTAAAGAAGCTAACGAAAGAACCGGTAAGAAAGTAAAGCTAGGTGATGGCGTTAGAATGTCATGGGATGGTCAAGTATTTGCTAACAATCCTAGAATGGCTAGTAACTCTGATACAGACGTAGTATGGGTTAAAAACTATCAAGGTCATAGACCATATCTCAAAGGCACTAAGAATGGTCGGTTATTATTTAATGATGACTATAAGCCTAGAGTAGGTGAAGTTTACTTTAACCAATTAGAAAAGAAAAACATAGATAAGATAGATAAGGACTACATAGTTGTAGAGCCTAATGTTAAAAGAGTCTATGCACACACAGTTAATAAAGCATGGCATGGTTGGGAAGAGTTATTTAAACATGACTTACCATGGCTACAGTTAGGTGATGTGACTGTAAAACGATATACAAAGTGGAAAGAAACAAATACCTTTAGAGAAGCATTACAAGTATTAAGTAAAGCAAAGTTATTTGTAGGCACAGATGGTGGTTTACATCATGCAGCAGCAGCATTAGGCATACCTTCCGTAGTGATATGGACAGGTTTTACTTCACCGAGGCACTTAGGATATGACACCCATAGAAATATACATGACGGTTCAGAGCCATGTGGGACTTATGATAGCGTATGTCAACATTGCCTTCTAAAAAGCAAAGCAATCACCGTAGAACAGGTTTTAGATGCAGTTAATACTGAGTGGCATAGAACGCAGAGATAACGTCTTAAAACGCTTGCAAAAGCATTGTAAGGGCATTTTAACAAGAGAATGGGATGGTAAGTCTATTCCAGTCGTAGTAGGTAATTTACATGGCGCAGATAAAATACAAATAGCCTGTAGAGAACAAAATATACCCTATATTCTGATAGACCATGGCTACTTTCACAGGTCATCTGAATTAGAATGGGCTAGATTCTGTGTAAATAACTACCATTGCACAGATTGGCGTGTATCAGATAGAGAAACACCTAAAGTTCACGAGTATCGTAGTGGTGAAAACGTAGTTGTGTTACCTCCACCAGAAAAGATAGCTTATATTTACCAAACTTCTAATTGGTTAGACAGAACAGTAGAAGAGATTAGAAAACATACAGAAAGAAAGATTGTCATTAAGCGTAAAGGCGAAGGTGACTTTAAACAAACATTAGAAAAAGCTCATGTCATTGTGAGTTTTGGTAGTGTCGCAGATGTAGAAGCACTTATTCGTGGTGTGCCTGTCATAGGTTCACCTTATAGCCCTGCAAACCCTGTATCCAATAACATTAAAGACATAGAAAACTTAACATATTTTGACAGAACAGCATGGTTAAGCTCATTAGCTGCTAGTGAATGGCATAAAGATGAGATGGACAAGTGCTGGGATAGACTAAAAGGACAATTAGATGGCGTTTACTAACTATACCTCGTTTGTAACTACGGTAGAAAACTACTTAGCACGAACAGACTTAACATCACAGATACCTGACTTCATTCAGATGGCACAATTTAGAATGACTCGTGATTTAAGAACAGAAAGAATGTTAAAAGTCGCTACTGCTGACACTACAGATAGCACAGTAGGCTTTCCTACAGACTTTTTAGAAGTCAGAGAAATACACATGTTAGGTAACCCACCTGTGTTACTAGAGTTTCAGTCACCTGACTTATTCTTTAGAGATGGTCAAACAACATTATCAGGCAGACCTCACTATTTTACAATGTTAGGTACAGAATTTAAGTTTGCACCAGGTCCTGATACAAGCTACACAGTTCAAATTTTATATTATGCTCAACCTACATTTATCTCTAGCACAACAGCTAGTAACTTGTTCTTAGCATACTATCCAGATGCTCTACTTTATGCAACTCTAGCAGAGGCAGAACCATATCTTATGAACGACCAAAGAATTGCTACATGGTCTGCTTTATACGATAGAGCAATTGCTAATATTAAGAAGAGTGATTTAGGTGCAACATATCCATACACAACATTAAGCGTAACACCAAGATAAAGGAAAAATCATGGCAGAAATGAGTAATTTTTTAGAAGATGCGTTAATCAACGCTACTCTACGAGCAACAACATATACATCCGTAGCAACAGTATACGTATCACTATGGACTTCAGACCCTACAGACGCAGGTAGTGGTACAGAAGTATCCGGTGGTTCATACGCTAGAACAGCAGTTACATTTGGCGCACCATCTAACGGTGCATCACTAAACTCTGCTGACGTTACATTCCCAACAGCAACAGCTTCATGGGGTACAGTAGGTTGGATTGGTATTAATGATGCAGCAACATCAGGAAATCTTTTATACCATACAGCTTTGGATACAGCTAAAGCTATTGACTCTGGCGATATTTTTAAGATTTCAACAGGTAACCTTTCAGTTACATTAGCGTAAGGATAAATCATGGCTCTAGTCGTTAAAGATAGGGTAAGAGAAACCACTACGACCACAGGCACAGGCACAATTACATTAGGTGGTGCTGCTACAGGCTTTCAATCATTCTCTGTTATTGGTGATACTAATACTACGTTCTATACGATACAGTTAGCCAATACAAATGAGTGGGAAGTAGGTGTGGGTACATACACACTATCAGGCACTACTTTATCTCGTGATACTATATTAGAGTCTAGCAATGGTGGAAGTGCAGTTAATTTTAGTGCAGGCTCTAAAGATGTATTCGTTACTTACCCTGCTGAAAAAGCAATTTACTTAGGTAATTTACCTACTAAAATGGTAGTCACAAAAAGAGACACTACTACTGCTGACGTTGCTTTAGCTAATGGTTTTTTACCTGTATTAAATAGAAGTGGCTCAACAATTAATGTTACAGTAAGTTAAGGAAAATTATGGCAACTCGTTATGGATTAGTGCTTAATGGCACAACAATACAAGAATTACAGTCAGGCGATACTATTATTGGCTTAACTTCTAGTACAGCACTTCAAAAAGGTGATGGCTCTACTGGAATTACTGCGGCTTCAGCAGGTACAGACTATGTAGCACCAGGCACAGCAACTACATTTACTGCTAAACAAACATTCTCAGGTACATCTAGTGCTATTGCATCTAAATTTACAAATGCTTTAGAATTAGTCACAGTATCAGCTACAGCAGCTACAGGCACAATTAATTATGATGTGACAACTCAATCAGTTTTATATTACACAACAGACGCAAGTGCTAATTGGACAGTAAACTTTAGAGCATCTTCAGGCACATCTTTAGATACAGCTATGGCAACAGGTGAATCTATCACAGTAGTATTTTTAGTCACACAAGGTGCAACAGCCTATTATAACAACGCAGTAACTATTGACGGTTCATCTGTTACTCCTAAATATCAAGGCGGTACAGCTTGGACTGCTGGTAATGCTTCCTCTATAGATGCTTACTCTTATACTATCGTTAAAACAGGTTCAGCAACATTTACAGTATTCGCAGCTCAAACACAATTCAAATAGGAATTAGTTAATGTCATTATTGTCAAGACTAGCCGTTCAAGCAGCAAGAGGTTATGGTGCTTTATCAGGAGGTAAGGCTACTACTGTTTCCGCATCTTATCTTGTT